CATGGTAATCCTAATCTGGGTGTAATTAGATTTATGATTACCCAGATAGGATAAAGGCTCAATGCGATCCAAAACCATTCCATCATGTAACTCTCAATCTGTCAATCACTTTTTGTCTCCATTCGTCTGTTTCTCTGGTCCATAATTTTATTTCTTCTCTCGTTCTCCCACATCCTACGCAAAATTCTTCTCCGTTGTTTTTGCGTTTTACAAGTTTGCATATGCTTTTGCATGGTGACTTTACTTTCATTTTTGTAGGATAACTTGTAATGTCTGACTGTCTGCATCACAAGATTTTCCAACACCACCCCAATTTCTATTTCCAATCAATGGTCTAATCGTATATCCTACGTCCGTAGATTTTAAACAAGCACAATCTCTTCTTTGTCTATCAAATGCACTCAACTCAAGACCCCAACCACATTTACCTATTGTCCAATACATACCATCACAATACAATCCATAGACCTCAAATGAAGCATTGTCTTTGTTTCGTAAGAAGTCATTGATAAACGTGCTGTTTGTGCAAGTTGTCATATTATCTGGATTGCCAATTGAAATATTGTCCCATGTCTGACTTGATGCGTTATCCCAGAAATCTTTGTATGTCTGTTCTTGTATCAAATTGGGAACTTGACCTCTCGTAAAATTATCAGACCAAGAAAGTATTTGAGTTTCTACGAGAATGGTTTCATTGTCAACAACTTCCTCTTCAACCACTTGACTAGGATGATCTGTATTGACAGAAACAGGAATAGTAATAGTGGTGGTTGGAGAGCTACTATATGTGACAACAAAAGGGTCTGAAAATCCAGATTCATAATATATTTTTGGTTCTTCAAGTGTATAGTTTTTGTACTGAACTTCTAGGTTTACATCAACTGGCACCATAACTGTGCCTGTCATACTTTTGTCTAATTCAGTAGAATCATATATGTTTTTGTAGTCATAATCTGTAACATCAATGGTGTGTTTTGAAATAACGATAGGTGATCGAATACTTTTTTGTCGTGATTGTTCGTGACTGTATGTTAGAGATACTTTTACGTCTTCTTCTTTTTGTCCCTCACAACTAATTAAACTTGTAACGGCGATCAACAACCCTAATATTATTTTCGTTATGGTCATGTATGAATACTTCTTTGATGGGTCCGTCTATGTTCTTGTCCCAATAGTCAAGAAACTCTGTTATTCTGGGATATTCTGGAATCTGGTCTTCAAATTGACATAAAAATTCATTTACTAAAGAAAGATGGTCTGGGATGTAATAAACCACCTGAACAGTTGCAGTTGTCCATTTCTTTATGATGTAGACCATGAATTATTTTGGTTTTGGATTTGCATCCTTGACTGCTTTTATTTTAGCAGTCATATCATCTGAAAATGCACCTTTTTTATAGAGGTCATCTAACTGGTCACCGATATCTGGGTAGCTTATTCTTCTGTCATCTCTATATTTCACTTTAAGATATTCTTGTTTTTCTTTTTCCGCTTGTGCTTCTTCAGCATCCCTGGCAGTTTCTTCTTCAGGAGTTAGATTTACCTCTAATCCATTTATGATTTTTGTTCTAGGCATCTTTTATTCCATACATTGCAATTGACCCTGAAGCGAAATATCCAGTTGAGTAAAAAAACTTAATTGCTGTTATTTCATCACTCGATGAATTATGATGCCAGCCACCACAAAGGTTAGTGTTAATATAACCAGATTCAACCCACGCACTTATTTCTCCAATTAAGGATTTTCTGTATGTAGTGCTTTGATGACCATAAAGTGTCAATTTACCTGAAATATGACCATCGTTTCCCATATACAGCACACTACATATTGCAGAACTTGATGCATAACTATCATTATTTGTAGATGAGAGGTTAGTAAAGGCACGGGTTAATACGTAATAATAATTTGATGTTAGGTAAGTAGTTCCATCTATTGCTACTTGACTTTTAAACTCAACATTGTCAGCTGTAGGAGTTAGACCATTCAACACAAATACAAGGTCTTTAAATGAAGAATGATTGCCTAAACTGGTAAATTCAATTGATGACGTAGTTGTTCCACTTATTGTAGCTTTTGATATAAAGTGCATCGACAAACTCGGTCCAGTAACACTACTTCCCAAAGTTGCTGTATCACCAGACAAAGTGATTGGAGCTCCAGATGCTGTTCCTGTTGCACCTGTTATCTTATCTACGTTTAAACGACTCATTTCTTTCCTGTTGAACCAAACCCACCATCACGTTCTGTTTTACGTTCTGGTCTTTCAAAAACCTCTTCTAAAATGTGAGGTTGGTCTTTGAATAATTCTGCCTGACAAATTCTTTCTTCGTGATTGATGTATTTTACATAACCACTCATGTTGAAAATCATGGCAAAAACTGGTTCTACATAATCTGAATCTATGATACCTACATTGTTTGCAAGTGTGAGTCCTTGTTTCAATGCGAGGCTTGACCTTGGATAAAGTCGTACAGAATAACCTTTTGGAATATCAAGTATCAATCCAGTTGGAATCAAAATTCTCTCTTTAGGATTGATCGGTACTCTTTTCAGCTTTACTACTCTCGTTACCTTCTCTGTCTCTTCAAAATCGTTTCTATATACTGTTACTTCCGAATCTTCTTGCAGAAAAGAGTACAAATCAAAACACGCCGAACCACTAGTGGCACGATATGGATCTTTGACCTCTGGATTCAACTTGTAGTAACGTAAATCACTACTCATTGTCAGCATCGGTTTCTCTTTTATTTCCTATATTATATTTAGGAGTCAACTCCCATTCGTCCTTTTCCTTGAAGGAAAGGATTTTTAACTGACTTAATGGGACAGTTGGTTCCTCTGTTTTTCCTGCATCTGCAAGCGAAATGAGTTCCCATTCCGCTAACAAGTTTGCAATCGTGTTTCTTCTTGCTTTGTCGTTTTCAGAAAAGTTTGATGCTTTTCCGTCAAGTGCAAATAGTTCTTTGAAATGAACTATGTAATACTTACCCTGCTTGTGCAGAATATGACATGACTGAAATAAAGTTTTATCTTTTCTTGATGCGATGCCGATACGTGTGAGGGTTTCTCTGACTTTGAGAAAATCATCAGCCTCTTTCAATCTCACTTCAATCATGGAATCAATGATGTTTTCACTCATTTTTCCCTTTCAAACCACCTTTATCAGAATGTTTTCTTAATATATCCAGTTGCGAATCATTGAGAAGTGTAGCATAATCTCTCGCTTTCGCATAACTGCATTTATAATAATCTTTTATCAATTCAAGAACTTCATTGTTCTCTCTTTTCAACCATTTACTGTATCGTTTCTTTGGTCTAATACTATTTAGAAAAAAGTCAAATTGAAGTTTTGAATCAAGGTGATTGTATTCATTCATGAGATTTGCATAAAGAACCATGTCATGACTGAAACTCAATGCACGATTTACAATGAAAGGTTTGTATTCCTTTTCAAGCTCTGGATTCTCATCAATGAGATTTTGTTTACCATGCTCAATCTGTTTGGTGAAATCAAATGGACTCATGACATAAACTCCGAAAGAGATGAACGAACTTTGGTCTTGTTGAGTTCACTATGAAACGCTTCATGTTTCTTCATGGAATGTTTAGAACCATCGTATCCTTCCAAATATTTTTCCATCTTCTTTCTTATCTCATCGTTTGGAATAAACAAACGAGTGTGACGAGAGCGTGGGTCATCTTTAAGTCCGAACTGCAAACACCATCTGCGAATCGTTTCCCAAGAATTACCACCCTGAGCATCCACCATGATTGGATGAGTTTGATACAGAAAATCTTTCTTGTATTCCAAGTCATTGAGAATAAAATACAACCAAGGTTTGCAGAAAGAACCTTCTTTGTTTTCCTTGGTTACATTCCAACTGTTTTCCATAGCATTCACCAAGTTTCCACGAAATACTTCATCGTGTTTGGGGATTTGATGAGAGAAGTTGTCTGGGAGATTTTGTAGTTTGTGTTGAAAATCATCCTTCGTCTTGAAATATAAAGGATAATTGTCTCCCAGAACTTCTCTCATCATCGGAGAATCGTAAACAAGAGTTGGAGTTCCTGCAAGGATTGGATCTTGAACTGAAAGATTCCAAGTTGCATACCCCTTTATCCACGCAACTGAAGCATAAGAGTTTCGCAGAAAATCAGAATATAGTTCATAAGAACCAAGAAGTGATTTTGGAACACCTTCATATGCATACTTGAATCTTCCTGGCTCAAATACTGACTCTTCGTTAGAATCATTTTCTTCTAGTTCTTCCAAAGAAGCATTCTCAACTGGCGAATATCCAGACAATGGTTTTTTTACCTTTACATCAGTCACAAAAACTTGATACTCATCTGGAAGTCCTTGCATCATCTTATGCAAACCTCTTGCACCAGTTGTTTCATTCCAACGATGATTAAATGCAATCGCTTTGATTCCATCTGGAGCATTCCAGTATTCACCATTTGTCATTGGAAGTTCACGAGCTTTGAGAGGCATCTTTCCAATCTTACTCATGAGTGCGTTCTCATCTGGAACAAGAACATGAGGTTTCTTCTCAAAGTTAGAGAGAAGATACTTCGTGCTAGCATCAGAATGAAAGAAGATTTTACTGCACCTGTCAATCGCTTCAAACTGACGAAAGAATGTTGGTGGAAAGGATGGTGCAGGACTTGATGCATTACAATCAACCCAATGAAAGAAACACATGGAATCGGTGTTATTCATACCATATCGTAATGATAACAGATTCCACAAAACATTTGTAAGTATCTCTGGTTGATGACAGAAGACAAAATCAATATCAATGGATGAAGTGTGAAGTGTTACAAACTCACCAGGGCGAAACTCCACTTTCTGTCTACCAGAAAAGATACGACAAAATGTTTTACCATCAAAGTTAGCACGATTCTGCATAACGGATTGTGGATACGGAAACGGAATAATGGTTACATTGTCCATAGAATACAATGGGTCTGAAGGAGACAATGTATTCAGTTCAGGAATCAAGATGTAATGATGACAAATAGGCAGAAAATGAACTGTATCCATCATCACTTTCCAATTTGAGCATCTCTCTACTTCATACTTGCGACCTTTCCAACGAACAGGAGAAGCCACGTGTAGAATACGTTTACCAAAGATTGAAACACCAGAATAATCTTTGTGAAATTGTGTCATTTCCATCATACGAACTCACATTCTGCCATCAACTCAACAAGACAGGCGACAAGGTTAATCTCTTGGTCTGCAACAAAAGCAGATTTATATTGATACTCTGCAATTGTCAGGACCGCTTGTGGAATGGAACCTTTATCCACTACATTATATAGCTCATCGTAGATTTTACGATAGACAGTTGCAGGGTCATTATCTACGTTTGCAACAACCCACTGTCTCATCTTGGAAAAGTTTTTCTCACGCAACGAATCTATCAACTCTCTGAGATTCATTTCCTTGATGTTAGCAAGAACACCAGAATTTATTTCACCAGAAGTTGAGTATCTTTGCAACTCGTTTAGCACTCTGCGAAAATCTGGAAAGTGCTTAAGAACAAGTTTTGCAATTACCTCTTTATCGTAATCAATAGATTCATCTGAAAGAATACCTTCCACTCTTTTCATGAAACGAGCTGCGATGACTTGTTTCTCTCCATTTTTCAAAGAGAAGTCAATCACAGCACAACGAGAATGAATCGGTTCTATGATACGATTTTTGTAATTACAAGTGAAGATAAAAGAACAGTTATCCGCAAATCGTTCTGTGAAGTTTCTCATCGCTGGTTGAACAGAGTCAGCATTCATGTAATCTGCTTCGTCTATGATTACAACCTTACGACTACCAGACAATGAGATTGTAGAACAGAATTGTGTCAACTTTGTTCTGAGAGTGTCAATCATTCTACCTTCATCAGAACCATTGATGATAAGATAGTCCGCTTGTGTCTCATTACAAATAGCACGAGCAGCAGTTGTTTTACCAATACCAGATGTTCCAGTAAACATCATGTTTGGTATTTTGTTTTGACTGACTACATCACGTAAAGTTTTTTTGATTGATTCAGGAAGAATACAATCTTCAATAGTTCTCGGCCGATATTTCTCGACCCATAACAAAGATTCTGACATGATTACCCTTCATATGTGGAGTTCTGCTCGAGAGCAATCCAATATTCAAGGGAATCCGATTTTCTTTTAAAATGTGATATTCTTTTAGAAGAAAGTTCTATATCGTAACTTCCTTCCATGACTTTGTTAAGGTTTTCTGTTTTGAAAACCATTCTGAATTTTTTGTCAGTCACTCCAACTTTGATAGAGAATATATCAGAACTGACATTACCAGTATCAGAAACGACCAAACGAATTGCTGTGCCATCGCCTTCTACCACTATCTCTGGTAAACTAAGAGTATTGGCTGCATTGACAACTTGTTTGAAGTCATCTGTTTCAAGTGTGAAATTAATTTCCGCCATTGGGAAACTTATCTCCTTTTCTGGTGGAGTTTGAAACATAGAACTACTTCCACAATACCGATATTCGGCATATCTTTTACCATCTGAAATTTTAACTGAATTTTCACCAAACTCAAGTTCAGGGCTATCAAATAAATTGATAGTTCCAAGGAATCTATTCAACTCATAGATTGGAAAATTTCTTGGGAAGTTCTCTGTAATCTTGACAGAGGCTAGAATTGTATTCAAGGGAGATACAGTTTTGAGTGTATCACCTTCACGAAATTCTAAACTTTGATTGATTGTTGCGTAGTTCTTGAGGAACGTTACTGTACTTTCACTTAATTTCATTGCTATCTCCAATTAGATTATCATGTATGAATAACATTATTATGACATAGTGTGCGATCTTTGTCAAGTCCTTTCTGTTACGACCAGCTTTCTTTCCGTAACGTTGTGCGTATTTGATAATATTGCCGATACAGAACCCCTCCCCATGTCCTGCATCAGCGATGAATTCAGTTGATTGTACTCTGTTTTGAGCATAATGAGCTGTGTATGTAGAATCAATGTGATTCTTCAGTTCTTGAATATATTGATCTTCATCAAATGCATATTCAATTTCGTTTTCTCTTGTTCTTTCTTCTTCGTTTTTCATAATTTTTCACTCTAGTTTCATTATCCATTCCATGTGATGCAAATTCAAGTTTTGCAAGGCTTCCCATTGAACCATTAAAAACATACGAACCAGTATGTGCCAATCTCATCCAAGGACAAAGATAGATTTTGTAACCTATCTTACGAACAAATTGACAGAAGAAATAATCTTCTGACAAGTATCTGTCACTATCATCGGAAACGTCACCAAGATATTGTTTTGAATCAATGACAGTATCAAAATAAGCATGAATATATCGGTCACCAGTGAAATGTTCTGAACGATTGTGATCTGGTTTGTAAGTGAATTGAGGAAATGCTTCACGAAAATCGTCAAACACTTGTCTTTTGATCATCATAAAACCAGTTCCAATTTCAAGAACTTCTACTGGATCATTTACATTGATTTTCTTTGTATTCTCTACTGGATTGAAAACGTAATCACCAGTATACTCTTCCAGAATTTGTGGATCTTCATCTGCGAGTCCCATATCGACAGCATTGCGAACCTTCTCCCAGGCGATACACTTCTTAGGATATGGTCCACCGATTATGTCTTTGTCCAAAGCTGCAAGAGTAAGAACATCTCTTGGGTCAAAATGAATGTCTGCATCAATGAACATAAGATGAGTATATTCACTTCTCAAAAACTCATCACAGAGATAGTTTCTCGCTCTTGGTATGAGAGATTCATTGAAGAGGTAAAAATACTTCAGGTCCATCTGATATTGTGCTGCGAGTGTTGAAAGGTCACAACACGCTTTTGTATACATTCCACCACACATCCCACCATACATGGGAGTACAAACCATTATTTTTGCTTTACGTAGTTCTTCAACTGGTACTTTTATGTCTACCATAATAACTCCACTTTAGGCCATAAAAAAAGAGAGTGAGATTTATCCCACTCTCTATATATCAACCGATTACCAAGGAATATCGTCAGTTTTTCCGGCTTCCCATTCTGACTTTTCAGAGTCAGAATTTTCTTCAACCGAAACCTTCTCATCCAACTTGGAGTAAAGGTCCATGAAAACTTCTTTGGTCTGGTCATCAAACCGAGCGACACACATCGCAATCGCTTTCATGCGATCCTTAAAGATTGCAAAAGCATGGACAATGTGAACCAGACGGCGAGTAGCGATAATTTCATCAACTCCACCATCGTAGAAGGTTTTACGAATCAAATCCGCCCAGTCAACCAGTTTTCCAGCATATTCTTCATCCACACACCCAAGGTTTTCCATGAGTTTGATGACGATTTTCTTCTCAACCGAAACAGAAGGATATTCTTGTTCTACAGTCACAGGAAATCTCTCAAGGAATGCTTCGTTGAGAATGTTAGTTCCAATGAACCGACCATCTTCAGAACCTTTACCTTTAGTGTTTGCTGTCGCCATGACAGTGAAACCAGGCGCAGGACGAACAATCCGACCTTCTTTTTTGATGAGAAGTGGATTACCTTCCAGAACAGGCTGAAGACACATAATTTTGTTGGATGCAAGGTCAACCTCATCCAGAAGCAAAGTAGCACCACGCTCCATTGCCATGGTCACTGGTCCATCCTGCCAGACAGTCCGACCATCAACCAAAGCGTAGTGACCAATCATGTCATCTTCATCGGTTTCAATGGTAATGTTCACACGAAAAAGTTCTTTCTTGATTTCAGCATGAACTTGTTCAATCATCATGGTCTTACCATTACCAGACAAACCAGTGATGAAAATCGGGTAGAACTGACCAGATTTAGCGATGGTCTTGATATCATTGTAGTGACCGAACTTTACATAACCCTTCACTTTAGAAGGAACGTAAGATTCAGTTTCGGTTTTGGGAAACTCGATTACATTTGAAATGTTTGGAGATTCAGTCACAGGAATTTCTACGACAGGTGCTTTTGGCATGGGTCTTGCAAGGGTTACAAGGTTACCACTCTCATCAAGAGTAGGAATACGAAATACGCCTCTGCGAACAGAGTTTTCAGAACTCCATACAAACGATGGTGCATACTTGGATAGACCACAATTTATAGCCCAATCCATCAGTTCTCGGCGTGACGCTTCGCCATCTGGGAAGTCACGTAAAAGACCTTGAATGATTTGTTGTCGTTTTTCAGTTGTTGCCATAACAAATACTCCATCTTGGAGGTTTCAAAAAGGAGAGAGGGGGAATCCCTCTCTCGTCATCACAATTATATAATATCAAACAAAACTCCGAATGTCAAGTTTTTACGCAATCTTTTCAATAAATGCATTGAGCATCACACGATTTTGTAACTTGTTTTTGGTGTTCTTCTTGAGTGCTTTTCTCAGTTCCGACTTGGACGCTCCAGCACTTACTTCATTGATGTGATCCACACCATCAATCTCAAGACCTTTGGAATTGATGATGTAAAGTTCATCATATGCAGTTCCTTTTTCAATCCAGAACTTGTTCCTGCGAAACTCTCTGACTTCATCATCCTTCAGGTATCGGTCAATGACACCGACAAGGTTCTGAACTCTGGAACTTTGAGTGAGAAAGAAACCAAGAAGATTGACACCAGTTGTTTCTTTGAGGAACCTCAGATACAAACTGGTAGTATCAGCTCTTCGGTAGTAACCGCCACGTGATTCTTGATTCATCACTCTTACTCTGGTCTTACGATCATCAATGACAACTTGACTGTCAATGACATCATAACCACGCTCTTCAGAAGTGTTTCTGTAAGAATTGACAGGAGAACTTGCACCATCGGTCAAGAAAATAGCATTGACAATCTGTGCTTTGGTCTTAACCTTGTAATCTTCAATCAATGACTTTGCAGTAATGATTGTATCATCAAGTGGTGTTCCACCCAAACTGAAGTTATGAGGCATACCAAAATAACTTCTTCTGTCAAATCCAAAATATCGATTTGAATAACCACCGAAAGCATCTGCAAGCATCAAAAGATTTTTGATTCCAGTAACAAAATCAGTTCTTCTCATTCTTGAAGAAACCAAATTGAGAAGGCTGAAGTAATTGTTGATCAACAAATCTTTGTTGCGATAGTCAGCGATCTTTTTACCATCAATAGTGTATCCATTGGTGATATCACGATTCCGATAATGATCATATGCACTAGAATTGTTTTTCATACTTCGGCGAGCATAAGAATCACTGAATGCATAAACCTCAAAAGGAATCTGCACTTTCTGACAGAACATTGCAAGGTTTATCACTTGATGAATAGTGTCCTGAATCATTCCTGACATTGAACCAGACCAATCAATGAACATGACCATTGCGTGGTTCTTGCCTTCTGGAAGATTGGTGATTTGTTGAAAAAGATTCTCACTGTACTTGTAAGCGTGAATCTTGTTCATGTCAAGAGTTCCTTTCTTTGAATTGTACGCTCTGCGATGAATATCCGCAGCTTTCTTCATTTCAAACTCTTTGACCATATAACTAATCATCTTCTCATTGTCTTTACGAAACTGATTATAAAGTTTGTTCTCATACTCAGCAGCACCATCAAGTTTTCCGTAAAACTCAGAGATTTCTTGTGTGATATCTTTGTAGTCAACAATCAGATTTTCGTAATGAACTTTCGGGAAAGTCACGTAAGAAGGAGCGTAATACCGATCACCCATCTCAGCGATTGACTCTTCATTTCTGCGAAAGTTCTCATCAGTTCGTGAAGTAGGAACAAACTCATCCTTGGAGAATGGGTTTCCTTTTCCACCTTCAGGACCAAATGACATTTTCTCACTTGAAGATTCAGACGGCTTCTCTTCCGACTCATCAGATGAATCTTCTTCAGGTCCATCAGACGATTCATTCTCAAATTCATTTTTGAATTTATCAGCAGGTGAATGACCAGAATCAGATTCTTCACCTTCCTCACTTGGAGAAGGACTGTCTGATTTCATTTCCTCATCTGAATCCATCATTTGCATTGGTGATTCGCCAGTCATTGACATATCATCGTCACTCTCATCTGAACCATTTTCAGCAGTAGCAAAGTTGAAGTCAGAATAACTGTTATCGGTTTCGGATTCGTTTTCCTTGCAGTAAGCAAAGAGAGCGTCTGTGACTTTGACAACATCATCAAAGGTTTCAGTTCCCATGACTTTATCAATCCACTCTCGCTCTTCTTCAGTAAAATCAATTCCGTAACTTCCACCCGCTTTGGTGTAAAGGTTGATTCTGTCAATCAGATTCAGTTCGTTGACATCAACACCCATTTCACGAATACCAAAGAAGTCAGCGTTCATGAGTTCATTGTAACCATCACTCATCGCTTTTCTTGCGCCAGGAAACTTTCTCTTGATTTTCTTCTCAATACGTGCATCTTCTACAACGTTGAGAAATGACTTGTAACCACTTCCCTTGTCATTTGTAGAAGAATGCCAACCCTCTTCAGGAGTCCAGAGTGCATGACCTACTTCATGAGAACAGAAAAGGTCATAAACATCAGAACCAGGCTTCCATTTGAGAATTGGGAGATACAGCACACGATTTTTGATATCAAATGCTGCGGTAGGAATCTTCTTGTGTTCAACAGTAATGTTCTCAGACGCCATCAACTTGGCGAGAACTGACTTCTGTTCTACAAGAGCGTTAGTGTTTTTTTTCATAATCAATAAAGAAATAAAGGGTTGAACCTCATCATCACAATTACAGTATATAAAGATTTGAGGAATTTGTCAAGTTTTTTCGTCTGACTTCTTTTTGAGAGTATGTCGTGCGTAGTCACCTGTTCCATCGTCAAGGTGACAATACCCTTCCAATGAATATCCTGAATACTTCTTCAACAGTTCTTTACGATGTCTCTTTGACAATCTTGCGTAGTTCATTTGACTCCTTTCTCATTACCTTACTATAATACCAAAAAAAGAGAGGAATGTCAAATTTTTTATCTGAAAACTGCAATATGTACATAATTCATATCGTTTACACTGCCTGCATGATGAATTAATACAAAACGACAACTGCTAGTAGAAATAGCAGTAGCATGAGAGGCAATAAAAGAGTAATAGTTACTAGAATTACTACCCACATTACTTCCTACAATAGCATAGTTTGCATCAGGCATCGCAGTTGCAAAGTTTACTGTATAATCACCAGTTCCATTACGAACTACTTTGCTCACATTACCACTTGCACGAATTGCACAACAATCTTCACTACTTATGGAAGTGGTAGAAGTTCCGTCAAAATTAACCCATGCACGACAACCAAAAAGAGGTAGAGTTGTGCTTTTGGTTACAGCTGTTCCACTTGTAGGTCCATTCGAAGCGGAACTGTCAAGTGCAGAAAATGCTGGTTTTATATTCAAACCACTATCAACTGAAACAGTCGTTCCACTCTTACTCATGACAGTTGTACTATCTATTTTAAACGTAGGATCTGGCATTTTATCCTGTCAAGTTGATACTACCAGAACTTCCGATAGTCGTGTTCCCTGTCACATCTAAATCACCTACAACATTCAGCACACCATTCACCTCAATGTTTGGGACTGTTACCGGCCCAGACAGAACAGCAGTGTGAGTGCTTGCAACTTCTACGTTTGCAGTAAAAGTTTGCGTGTTGATTCCGATAAGAACAGATTGATTTTTTGTTACTCCCATATTTTATCCTGCTATTTCCATCGCTGTTATGGTTGAAATACCAGTTCCATCTCTCTCTGTTTCATTTGTATTTCTTTCGGAACGATTGACATATGCTGAACCACCACTTTGAACTCTTAATTGAATTTTATAAACAATGGATGTTGAACCATCTCCGCCTGGGGTAGTATCTAAAAATTGCATCGATGTTGACATTGTTTCATATGTTGCACCTTCACTTCCGTAAGTTGACATAGTTGCCGCTGGTCTATTGCCTGGATTCGTGTTTATTCCAATAGCAGTAGAATCTCTCATGAATCGTAGATAAATGTTGTAGTTTGTACCACTTGTCATCAAAGTTGCCATCAATAATATTTTACTGTTTGTTTTTGGAGTTACAGACACACTTAGAGCACTACTTTGATCGTCAGCTATATCGGTGAAAGAAGTGCTCGTAAATTGGGATGATGCTCTGGTTATAGATGTTGATGTAACATTTATGATACAACCAGTAGGAGCATTCGCACCCCAAGTTGGATTGCTCGTGCCTGATTGGGACATCACAGTTTTTGACCCCATCTTAAAATCACCCATTTACATCTCCGAAGAATCAGTTGATATCATATCCCTTGTAAGTTTTGTTTTTGGAACATTACTTGCAATCCACCCCATGAGTTGTTTCTTAATGTCACTTTCGGGTGCAACTGACTTGCCTTCTTTCTTGAAGGTAAGGTAGGTAAAATCTTTTACGAGAATGTCACCCTGTTTTGTCTTGACCATCTTCTTTGTTTCTGGGTCTACATAAGGAATAGTATTTTCACGATTATTGAGAATCACACGAACACCACCATTCAGTCCTCTGGGAATCTTGCCCTTGATGACATTATACATACTGGTTGCAGCTCCTTCATGTGAGAGAAGCATGATGTCTTCTGGAACTACTCTTTCACGATTACGATTATTTTGAATTGCAATTGCGTAGTTTGTCAATACCCAAGTAAGATGAATGTTCTTTGGGTCATATCCAGCGGCAAGGAGTTGTGGAAGAACATCCGTGATATCTCCTGCATCTTTCATTGTGATATCAAACATAATGTTAGGTAATCTGCTCGCATTAGAATCTCTGAGTAGAAGTTCTAATGATCTATCTTTGATTCCTTTTTCTTTCACAAACATATGAAGTTTGTAAACATCTTTTGGATTCCTAAGTTGAAGATTTCTCAACTCTTTGTATTCACTTTTGACTTGTGCTAGTTTGAGGTATGCTTTTTTCCATTCATCAACATCACGAACTTTGAACTTTTCTTTCTCCATGAAATGAGAAATCGCAAAACCTTTGCCAGAACCAGCACCACCTGCTAGAAATACGATTTGACCATATTTTTTACCTTGATTGTAGAGAATAAGTTTCTCTTCAAGATATTGTTCTGTGATATAATTTTGGAAAGATAACATAGGAATCCGTTTTATAAAAATAATCTTTGATATTAATATTTATAAAACAGAAAGTTGGATGGCAGGTCATGTAGGAATCGAACCCACATTGACGGATTTGGAGTCCGTAGTTTTACCATTAAACTAATGACCTGTGTGGCTCCCCGAGCTGGACTCGAACCAGCGACAAGGTGATTAACAGTCACCCACTCTACCAACTGAGTTATCGGGGATTGTGGTGGAGCTGACAAGAATCGAACTTGCTACCTCTTCCGTGCAAGGGAAGCGCTCTCCCAGATGAGCTACAGCCCCGTGGAGCTACTGATTGGAATCGAACCAACGACCTGAAGTTTACAAAACTCCTGCTCTACCATCTGAGCTACAGTAGCATAAAAGGGGGGAGAAGCGAGAACAGCAAATGAATCCTCAAATGAGTCGATTCAAACAAGGTTCAAACGTCAAAAAACAAATTTGATACCTAATGTCATTCTCCGTCTGCAAAAAAGGCGAGCGACCTAACAAAAAGCAAATATTCTTCTTTTAACGGAAGCAGATATCTTAGTTCTTTGTTCGATTGTTTGTAGTTGACTAACGTCAAATAATTCCATATGGTAGGAATCAGACCTCTCACCTCTCCCTACCAACATAAGTTAGATTAGGTTTTCCTTACGGAGAACTTCCTCTACGAATGTTGGCAATTCAATATCCGTTCTGATATTTAGTTCTAACAACTGGTCATTAATTGACGCCTTTCTTCGGCGCAATTCTTTGACCTTATCTCCCCAATGATCCCTGTCCTCTTTACTGATTACAGAAACTTCCATTTCCATGTAACCATCGTATTCAGGATTGTCAACACGAGCAAGTTTACGCTCACGTTTCTTCTCAAGAATCTCATCCTTCTCACGAGCAGATTGTTGGATGATGAACCTTTGGATGGTAATGATTGCTGAGTCAGTAGAAGCCAACTCAGTTAATAAATCAGATACACCACACTCTGCATTTGCAGCCGATACCAGTTGACGAATCGTAAAACGAACATTCACCATATCCAACTTGCCACGAATCTCGTCAAAGTAACGAGTTTGCACATTGTTGATTTCTGGTTTCCACATAACAGTATTCAAAACATCAACTTCACGTTGAGTTTTAGTTGAGGATTTTACTGCCTCTGCAAGTGCTTCTTGAAGGGCGTTTGCTTTACGTAATGAAACTTTCATGGTATCTCCTTATTCTGTGTGTGTCTTTGTATATTCTTTGATATGATTTTTTGCTTCTTGTTCTGTTTTAAAGAATGTTCCACTCATTTCAAGACCATCTTCAAACAATCGTACACAATATTGTCCAGAAGTTTTTGATCCAAATACTCTATCTTCTGGTTCTAGGACTTCAAGTGTCGCTGTTTTCATAACATTCTCAATTCTGAATAATTATTCAAATATTCTGGTGCATATGAATAAATTTCACAAGACCTTATTGGATTGTCCTCTTCATAAATTGTTAAATACTCCCAGGCTTCCATTCTTGTGTGAAAATATCTTAAAGGTAATATATTACCATCTGTAGCGACTACTTTATAACGTAGTTGATCGCCATTATCTTCAATTTCAATTGTCGCTGTTTTCATCTTTATATCTTTCACTGTCCCATGCATTGGGAAAATCTAAACTTTGTGATTCTATCTCACATTTACTGGAACACGCATATGCGTGATCTATATCTAAATTCCAAATGTGGCTGATGTCAAACCCACCTTCACTAAATGACTCATGACAAATAGAGCAGTGTTTGACATCAGGCCATCCCATTATAACGCTCCTGTCCAACGAACTCGAGCAAACCTCTTATCTACTGAATCAAAGATGTTTCCTCTTGCAAAGTTCCTCGCAGGAGTTTTCCAACCAGCAGGTTTCAGAATGTCACCATACTGAAACTTCTTATCGTTAGTGCAAGCAACAACAAATGCACAAACTGAATTGTTTGCAATAACCTTGACATATTTCTTACCCATGTAATAGGTAAGTGAAGCGTGATACTCGTTACACATTCGCTTCTTGATTGGGTCATCGGTTTTCATCCACTCACGATAACTGTCATTCATATGGTCAATCATCATATCCATATGTTCAACAAACTTTTCTACCATCTCACCACTTGGATAAGATTTATCAATGATATCTTCGTAAGTCAAATCACTCATATTACCTCATTTGCATAATGGTCAAACAATTCTTCTTCCGCTTCCTCAATTGACATAGCAAAGTCAATCATGGACCTAATAGCGTCTTCATCTTCAAAGTCAACCATGACTTCACTTTCTCTCTCTTCACTCATAATCAATTTTTACTAGAGGTTATAATCATCATCACATTTATACTATATCAAATTGACAACCACTTGTCAAGTTTTTTTATCAAATCTTCTCGTGTTTTCTCTCTTGTAAGGTTTGTTCATTATAATACTTACGTGGATTTCCGCACATATGACAACTACACCATTTCGGTGAATGTGACCTCATACCAATTGTTCTGGAATCCCATTCGCCACTGTCATCTGGCCACCAATTGTAATACTCTCTAACTACCTTTTTCTTTTTTCTAACTTCTTGTTTCCTACGCCAAGCCTTATTTCTCAATTGGTCCTCCTATTATGCGATTTCTTCTGTGAGGTGAGCAATCGGGGTTTCTTCCCCTGTGAAAAGGTCCACTTCCCTAGCACAACGAACTTCCACCCATTCGCCAGTGTGGTCCTTGAAAGTTTTGACTCCGTAACGAGTCATCCACTCCAACCCAGCCTTCATTGACTCTAAACCAGTTTCGTACTCAACAAATTCTTTTTTTACCATTCCCATAGTATTCTCCGATTAAGAAAACAAAGAAAAACATTCACGTTCAGTCAAGGACCAGTTGTCCAGATCATTCGCTTCACGCAGATCAGACCACTCACACCACTCAATTGATCCGTCACGATCATAATGAACCATGTAATCATACTCACCATCTCCATTCAGAGATCGCTTTGTGACTTCACCGACCAGATCATTTAAGGCATGAACCACAACCATATCACCGACTTCCCATCGAGTTCTGTATGTCTCTTCTGCATTCTCAATTATCTCGTCTGAACTAATCACGTATGTCATATCGAATCTCCGAAAGGGTTTCTCAATCACTCACAAGTATATAATACCAAATCGGAGACAGAATGTCAAATTTTTTTCAATTTTTTTTACCGACTTGCCAGTAATGTTTCAAAAAAGAATCAAACTGACTCTGAAGTGATTTTATTCTTATCTCATTGAAGTCAATCGGGTCACTCTTTGGAAGTGTTGATTGAAAGAAGATCCAACCAGCTGCAATAAGAAACATACCGATTAGAAGTTGTGTGTAGGGTTGAACCATCCATATGCCCAGGATGAGACAAATAGTGGACATCACCCATTTGAAGGTATTACTTAACGATTCCATGTTTTTCCTTTCTATTCATCTTTAAGAGGTTTTGCTTTGGTTACACCATCGCTTGTTTTTGGTGGGGATGGTTTTGATTCTGGTTTCTTTGTACCATAACCATCTTTGTACCACCCACCACCTTTCAATTCAAAACTTGACAAACTGATAATTTTCTTTGCCGTGTTATTACAAACAGGACATTTAATTTCATCAACGTCATGTCTTTGAATTTGTTCTTCAATATTTGTGCAAACGTCACACTTGTATTCGTAAATAGGCATACTATTTTTTGTATATTTTTAACAAGAGTGGATTTTCTCTATATCGTTTTTGTGTCCATCTCCATACATTATAACATTTACGATGACAAAACTTTTCATTTCGTCCTTTGATGGGACTCCAACAATTCATACAATCTTTAGTGCTTTTAGACATGAGGTTCCGTGTGTCCATGAGATTGTTCAGGTTTCACGTTGTCAGTATGACATTTGTTATGTTGAATATTTTTTTTAGGCCAGATTGCTGCATAGGCCATCGCAGTGAGTGAAATTACCGTTACGATGACCATAGCTACAAACATCATCATGAATATCATTTTGACCATATAAAAATAGATTTTTCATAAAGAAAAGGAAAACGTTCTTTCGCTAAAGAATGTATTCCAATTTGTCTCCAAAACGCAATGCAAACTGCAACAGACCAATGCAATGCCCAAACTCCCAGAAAAAAGGGAGTCATAGAGGGCATTACATACATCATTGCAACTGCACCTATCAAATATACTTTACCTGTGGCAAGAATTACCCAAGCAACCTTGTCCCAGATATTGTTCATCTGTCCTGTCATTTCTTAGGTCCGTACAAAGATTTTGTTACACCGATTAAAAAAATTGCAGAAACCCCAATACCAAAACAAAATATAATTGCACTATTGGGGTCATTAAAAAAATCAATCAGTCCCATCTTCCTCTTGCCCTGTTTCAATTACTCTAAATGCTCCCAGAATAGAGGGAACCCAAAGTCCTACATAGATACCATAAAGTTTAGCATCTGGACTATCCATAAAGAAGAATAAGTAAATTGACAACGCAAGAGAGAGAACTGTTGCGAGTAAAACATATTGATGAGATTTTTTCATTTTTCCTTTCATTATTAAAAAACGTCTGCCCATTGTTTATCAAGAACAAGGTCAAACTGTTTTTGTTTCTCATATTTAGAAATCAAGAATTCCAGCTCTTCATTACAACCAAGTAAGTAGTCGATTCTTTTTTCGAGTTTAACTATTTTTTGTTTGTCCTGTTTGTGCTGAATTCTTGCTTTCATAACGAGTTTAATAGATTTTCTGGTTTAGTGATCTCATAGGGATCATCATCAAGTCCCATTTGATTTATGCCGTCTTCACGCCATAATTTTTCTACTTCCATGTCATTGATTACCATAGCATATCTCCAACTACGATAACCAAAGTTTTGTGCTGGTTTCCAAACCAACATATTCATGTCTCTGGTGAATTCTCCACTACCATCGGGAATCATCTTGACATTTTCTATTTCATGTTTTTCTGCCCATGCATTCATCACAAATGAATCGTTGACAGAAAGACAATACACCTCATCTAAACCCTTTGACTTGAAATCGTCATACAATGCTTCCAGCCCTGGAAGTTGCATCTCGCTTCATATGGGTGTAAATGCTCCTGGCAGAGATACGACCAATGACCTCTTACCAGCAAAATACTGATGTGCAGTATGAATTTTCCAATCATTATTGACTCTAACTTTCCAGTTAGTATTAGGCACTTTCATCTTCTTCTTCCTCCTTATCAAGAAAGTGTTGTAACATACCCTTGTAATCTCCAACAAACTCGCCTTTGATGACGATTTGTGGAACTGATGTTGATTTAGTTTCCTTCATCAACGAACCAAAGAACATCTTGTCAGCATTGATGACCGAATACTTCAATCCCTTCTCATCAAGATATTCTTTTGCTTTGTCACACCATTGACAATCTGGAATAGATTGGTGACGGATAATGACATTTCCTTTTAGGTCTATATTCATATTTTCCTTTCAAAACACTTGAAATGCTTCATACTGAGTGCTATTCACTTTTATAGAATTTCTATTTTCTGCAAAAATTTCTTTGGGTATTTCATATGCCGCTCCATTATCACAAACCGCAAAAAGAATATCGTAAATAACATCTGTCCCAAATTTTTGAACTGTTCCTGCATTACCACCAAGAACACGCAATCCTACATTACCACTTTTTGTCGTTTTAACTTGAACTTTTTGAAGTCCTTTAACATTTTCTATTATTAAGTCATAATCTTGACTATCTGTGATTGGTATTGAAACTGTATTTCCTAATTTTGTGTAGTAGGCTATTGCAACTCCAACTCCAGCATCACCTTTTTTCTTACTATTTTTATAATTCATATTTTCCTATACTGTTTGACAGTCCGTTTTCATCGGTCTAATAGACCGATATAATATATAGGAAAAATGAATTTTTGGTGGGAGCGGTAGGATTTGAACCTACAAAGTCATAGACCACTGATTTACAGTCAGCTTATCTCACCAGTGAATGCACTCCCATATTTGGTCTGGGTGAAAGGATTTGAACCTCCGAAACCTCTTGCTCCCAAAGCAAGCGCTCTACCTGACTGAGCTACACCCAGATTAATATTTTATGCGCCGATTAATACTTGTAAAACTGTTCCAACGATGAACATGAGGAAAAACATACCGATTCCCATCCACATCACTTTGGACCAACTAAAATTATCTCCTAGATAATTATTTTCCATTCTTACTCTTCTTGGAAATTGTTCCCCCATGATTTTCTCTTAAAATATCATTGGGATTAAACTCGCCCCAATACAATTCAAATGCAATCGTATCTTCCAATGCTTCAAATTGATGATACTCTTGAGGTGGAACGACATGAAATTGTCCAGAACAAATAGTGGTTTTGTCAACTAGGTCATAACCAGATTTCCAAACAGAAACCACAAGGACACCCTCTTCAACGTAGAATCCATTGTACTTATGTTTATGTAAATGCTTAGAACAAAATCCACCTTTGTCTACTCTTATACGATGAAATTCAAAATTGTGATTGGAAAAAACGTTTTCAGTTTCTCCCCAAACTTTTCCTGCTATCATGTTACCTCATATAAAGTGTAAGCCCAAGTTAATTCTTCTCCCTCTTCAATGTCTCTTTTTGACACAATCCAAACAGTATTGTCATCTGTCATTTCTAACTTGTAACAAGAAGGATTAAAGGAATGATTCCCAAAAGCACCAAGTGGAGTTCTAAAATACCCATGCAATTCCTTTTCGTTTGGAATGTGAATCATACCAATCAAAGTTCCTGCTTTGATTTTTTTTGTCGCAATCAGTCCCAACCCTTCTATTTCAGATTCTCCAATTGTGACTCCATCTGGTAAAGGTCTGTACATTATAAACTTAAACCTGTGATAGATGCAAGATAATTTTTTTCAATGTCACTTTTCGCTTTTGTCTCAACCACAATATGAGAAAATGAAATTTGAATAAAATCACCTTTTGCGGCCATCATCCAAGGAACCATTGCAAAACCCATCTGTCCTGCCGCTTGACCTGGCACAGGCGCTAACGTCATCGGTTTTTCAAGTTCCATATAATCTCTATTTTGTTTTGCTCTTGCAATAACTTCTTCGCCAGTTGTCAGTTTCAAAACTTTTACTTCACTCATTTTTTCCTTTTATAGAATCCAACTCTTTTGTAGTCAGGTTGTTCAATATAAGTAAAACCATTAGGAGCATTTATTTCTTCTCCTTTCCAAACAGGAATAATCTCATCGTATTCTCCCATGTCTTCATTTGCACGAAAATGAACTTCAATGAGGTTTCCATCAATAAACTCACAGTTAATAACTGGATATTCACCAAATAAATTATAAAGAACTTTTGGATACTTGACAAACTCATCAACACGAATCCATCTTCTAAACTTCCAAAGTGGATCACCTTCATTACGAAAACCTTCAGTTGTCAAACCTTGAGAAATTGTTCTTGTTTTAAGGTCGGTGACATAATCAACACTTAAATGTTTTCCTTCAAAAATCTCACACCAAAAAGTTCCAGGCGGTAAATAATCTGTATCTGTTTCTTTTTCAATGTAATCTATGTATGCACCCTTGCTCATTCCAACTGCATTGACACAAGGACGAATTATGTAATTTTTTGATTCAGGAGTCCAACCACCGGCCGGACCACACTGATATCCAAGTTTCTTTGCAAGAATAAGTTTATCAAAAATCCAAAGGTCTTCTTTATTTGCTAAATCCCACACTTCATCGTCATAAATCATTTTGGTGACGCTCCAAAATCTTGATGTACTCTTTTATAGAATGATCTCTTGCATCAATTTTTGTTACATCACCAATAGGATGATCTTCATCCCAATCTAAAGTTTCAGCATTTATTCGTATACCCCAATGCACGTAAGGAAATGGTGGTAAAAAAGGCACAGGGTCATTTTCTAAATAAACTCTAAAATGTCCATCTATCCACATCTGTTCTGTTATTACGGAAGGAGAACCATAAGTGTAAATCTGAACTTCGTAAGCATCATCTTCTAACCATAAACCAATGATTTGTGCAACCGCTCCACCAAGAGAATGTCCTGTGAGAATAACTGTTTCTTCAAGTGCATAATTTTCAAGTAGGTCATCTCGTATTTTCTCAGCCGCATCTCTAAAACCTCTATGAAGATTTGCACCAAGTTTTTTGTCTTTGAATGGTCTAGCATCAAGATCCGTTAAAACATTTCTTCCGTTATTCGTTCCACGAATGATGACAATCGTAACACCTCTATCCTGAATAACATCATAAGAAAACTCATTATCGCCAATCTCTTCCCCATCATCGTAAACTCTTTCACAATACCCGGCCATCTCTAACAGGACTTCTATCCCTACTGGTAGATTTTCTTTTGTTCCGTTTGCACCACCCATACTCAAAAATTGATTTGTAGAAAC